CTACTTTATAAACAAACAACCAATAGAAGAATTTATTAAATCTGATAGAGATATCAGGGACTTTTTAATGTCCAAACAAGTCGATAAGAAGTTCGAAGTGTGGCACGGAGAACATCGAGTGCAACGCATTAATAGATTCTATGCTAGTACGAATGGAGCATATCTATTCAAGGGCATTTCTATACCAGAAAAAGAAGTACCTTTTGTAAGATTTACTTATAAAGGTAAAACAATAGAAGTACCAGAAGATGAAATAAACTGTGGAGGAAAATATTGGTGTAACTCTGATGTAAAAAATATAGAATACATTGGGAAAAAGACAATAAGTTCTCATACAGATTTACAAAACATGCTAAAGAAGTCAGGAGTAACAATCTTGAATAAGTTTGATGAAAGACCGATAGAAGATCGTAAGGTTAACTATCGTTACTACATCAGTGAAGCCAAAAAGATAATCGCTGACTTTACTGAACAACAATTAGATTTATTCTAATATGATTATCGAATTAAACACAAAAATCCTGGACGAGTTTCCAGGTTTATCTATGAATCAGCTAGTATTCCTAAGTATGGTATTGGGTAAGAATCAACCAAAATATCAAGACGTCCGCAACGTTATCAGCCTTATAAGCGACGACGAAATATCATACTTAGTCTCTCAAGAACTAGTAACCGCGATAGAGAGCGGTGAGTCAATTACATATCAACCAACAGATAAGCTTAAAGAAGCAATAACCCCTAAAAAGGATTACTTTGATCTGTTTTATGATATGTACCCAGTGTATGTTATGCGTAAAGATGGGACAAAATCCTATCTTCGCGCAAATGTTAACAAGTGTAGACACTTCTTCAATCAGAAATGTGGAAGAAGTTCAGCTATGGCTGAGCATTTAATCAAATGCCTAGACTATGAAATCTCAAAGAGAATGCGAGAGGGTAGTCTAGGTTATATGATGACAATGTGGAACTGGTTAACACGCTCACAATGGGAAGCGATTGAGGAAGAAATGCAGGATACTGAACAAAAAACAGTAAACTCTTATGGAACAGAACTCATTTAATCCGCGTCCAATGAGTGTTGTAGCTCAAGAAGCTATTAACTACATCAAAGGCAGAAGAGAGCACAATGTTGTTTCTCTAAAGACTAAGTGGAAGAAGTTCAACAAGCAATGTATGGGAGGTATTGAACCAAATACCGTTTATACCATAGCTGGCATCTCTGGTAGTGGTAAGTCAAGCTTTGTAAACTTACTACAAACTGATATCATAGATCTTAATCCTAATGAAGATATAATAGTATTAAACTTCTCATTAGAGATGGTTGGATTTAGGCAAGTTGGAAGGACGCTCTCTAATAAGCTCAGGAGAACGACTTCGACTCTGTATAGTTCAGAAATGGACCTTGACGACAACACCTTTGGACAAGTCGTTAAAGTATGCAACCAGCTAAAGGAGTATCCTATCTACTTTATAGATAGTCCTACTACTCCCATGCAAGTTCAAGAAATTATATATAACTTCTATAACACTCATGTAAAAGGTACAAAAAAGCATTTCGTAATACTTTACGATCATACTCTTTTGACCAAACCAATAGGCTCTGTATTGGAAACAATTGCAGAATTACAACGAGTGTTTATACAGGTCAAGAAATTGCCTATGACTTCAATTGTGCAAATTGCGCAAATGAATCGAAATATAGAAGCCTCAGAAAGGATTAATAACCCGCTGTCGCATTATCCTATGCGTAGCGATATATCATCGTCCGATGCGATTTTCCAGGCGTCAGACTACGTCCTGGTCATTCACAGACCTGAGATATTGAACATTTCCGAATATGGTCCAAATCATTTACCTACTCAAAATAAGGTGTATATTCACATCCTAAAGAACAGGGATGCTGGTAAGCCTTGTATCCTTGAATTCGAGAACGACCTAATGTACAATAATCTCCTTGAATGTTGATCCTCGGGCTAGTATTAACATTTAAAAGAAAGGCTGAATTATGACAAAGTATACTTTTTCTCTTAAGAATAATAATAATACCACTACGTTTTTCACTCCCAAAAGTAAGTCTACAGACTATTCTAAGATGCTTGATGATCTTATATTTAGTGATATAATCAACAAGAACGAGTGGCTCAAGACTACTAAGAAGAACAATACGTCTACTATCATCCTGAAGGATTTCGATCTGTATGGTGATAGTCTGGATAAGAAGGTATGTAGCTATTTTGCTAACTACAAGTTGGGTAACGATTGTCCTTTCATTAAGGATAAGATTTACTATCTCGCTGATGGTACTCCGTTCTATATCACTGATGATTATATCACCATTGGTTTCGACACGTACTATTTCTACGAGTTTGGTAAGCCCATGTTCTTCTCTAATCTGAGTGAGAGTATGAAGAAGACTATTTGCGAGATTTACGTAGACGGTCTGAAGATTACGATTAAGAAATAATTTAGTAATACGATTATGAGCTTAGTACTACC